GTCAGCGATATGAACTTCTTGGTCGATTGAACGTACGGAGCGGCCAAGGTTAGCTTCTCGCCGTCAATCCAAAGTCCGCCAGACAGTGTGCGAATCCATTGCCCGTTCTGATCGACGCCTTGCAGGGTGATGGTCTTGCCAACGTCAGAAGCGTCGCCGGGATAGACTCGGATGAAGCTGTTCGTCCCGCCGGACATGTCGCGGTAAGAAACCACGGTGCCACGATCCATAAGCTGCTTGCCAACGCATGCGCCATTGCTCTCTCCGAGCAGTCCGTATCCGCTTTCCTGAAACTCGAACCATTGATTGCGAACCGTTCCGACGCCGCAGCAATCAGCGACGGACTCGATGGTTTCGATGTGACGCGGCCAAGTGATGCACCCTCCAACCGTGTGGATAGTGAAACGTCCGTACGCGCCTGCCCACAACCCCTTGTGCAGAAGCCGTCGGCACGCCTGATTGATGTAGTCGTAAACGCGAGGGTCATCGACGCAGACGCCGACTACACGGGCGATTGTCGAGCGAATGTCCTGAACGATTAGCTTCATTTGACGTAATAGATTCGGGTCGTTCGCTTGATGAAGTAAACACCGTAGAACGGAGGAAGGTTGTTATGGGCTGCGTCTCCTCCAGTGGAGCTTGATATTCCAACAGCTCCTGTACCGGCAGTTAAATCCATAAACTTTAAATCTCCGCCACTTGTAGAATCGTTTATATAGCGCCCAACATTATGTGTATGAGCGGCCAATTCTGAAACCGTCAGCGTGTGTTTGTCCTCGCCAACGACAGAAGTGGACGTAGCCGTTCCCTTAACAGCAACCGCTCCACTCGCCGCAAAAGCGCCAACACCGACCGGGAAACGAGCGTCAAGCAGCGTATCAACCATCCACATCGGACCAAACGTATCGCCTACCACAGCAGTTCCGTCACCACCGTCGTACGAAAGAAGATCAGTGGTCGTTCCGACAAAGATGCGACGCTCGTATCCACTCTCTACAACCGGATTTTTATAAAGCCAGACCCCCTGACTGTAAATCCACCACTGCCCATTTTCATCAAGCCACGGATAAATCCGATTGTTGATCGACGGAACCGTCGGTCCAAAATTAAAGAACGAGTTCCCAACAGTGCTGTTGAAAACGGCTTGCGTACCTCCGATGATATCGTTGGCCAAGTTCTGGTAACTCAACGGACAATAGTTCGTCGGAAGACTTGGAGGAGTAAGCGTGATTAAGGTTAGATTTGGCATACTATTCCGATGTGTAGGTAAACGGGTTTACGTCGCAAGCATCAAGGGTCTTGCATCCTTCGAACACAAGGCACTCGCCCACAGCAGGTTCCTGAACGTCGTAAGCGTGGACTCGGATGCTCTTGATGCGGCAATATCCCGTAACTGTCAGGCTCATTTGAACCTCGTACATGTTTCGAGTCGGGGTGCTGATGCTCGAATTGCACGGTACATCCGAAGGAGTCGGCAAGCGCATCTTTGGCCTGTATTGCGGCTGAAAATTGACCAGCGGACAAGCAGGTTGGCACTGCAAAGTTGTCGCGCATTCGGCCCAGTCTGCCCATTCAATCCATCCGGGGTATTGGTCGGGCCGATACTCGACATTGAAAGAAGCGCTTCCGTCCAACGAATCAATAAATATGTCGCCCGAATCAAGCCTCTTCAGTCCAAACGGAATCTCGAAGTTGTAGGCGCGAGTATGGACCAACCACTGAATATTCTTTTTCCCATCAACCAAGTTGTTGTCGAACTTCTCGCCCTTGCTGATTTCCCAAATCTGAATCGTTCCGTTTTCACCGCGAGCAATCGAAAAGCATCTGTCTCCGTAAACGCTCTCCGTCTTCAAGACCTGCAACACATCGAGTCCAGTCCAGATTCCTGCCCACGCGGGAGGAAACTTTTTCCGCATCGACGTAATCAGGTCGAAATCCAAAACCATCAGCGCCTTATGGACAACACCTTCGGCATTGTACCGAGGCTGTCCGGTCATCAGCAATCGATTGTCGAACACGACCGCAGATCCAGACCACAGAAGACTGGTTTGATCGTTCTCAGCGATGTTCAGAATCTCGCCACTGATCGGCGTATTCCCCGGATCAGTGAACGAGCGACGAGCGATGATGAACGAGCGCACACCATCGACTGCTCGGTAGAACACGTCGCCGTTGACAGTAATGGCCGACCTAGCGCCAAGCGCACCGCTAGTCAGCAAACTGATGGCCTGAATCGGATAGCTCAGGTTCTTCCATGTATTACGATCAACAGGAGCTTGAACCGAGAAGACGTATCGAGGAGTAAAAACTAGGAGCGGCCCCTGACCAAGCGACGTATCTGGATCGCCGGGGACGGCCATTGCTGTGATTCCTCCTGAATCCGACGGAACCGCAAAGTCTCCGCCTTCATTGAGGAAGGTGTTCTCGGTTTCTTTGAGAACACTCGCTCGCGTGCCATCTCCATAAACAATGTCCGTAGCTCTGAATGAGAATCCATTCGGAAGCGCATACCAGATACGTCCGTTGACGTAGGCCATTACTCTTCCGCACTTGATTTCGTCGGTGGTTGCGCGGCGCAGATTTGATCCGTTGAAGATCAGCGGTGCGCTCTGGCCGTCTTGAATGACAACAAAGTTCTCCGCCTGAACCATCCAGCCATCGAGTATGTTCGATGGGTTCTCAAGATTAGGTAAAACTGAAAGATTCTGAACGCTGTTTTGAAGGCAGTCGTAAAGCCACACTTTACCACTGATTAGCATCAGGATGAACGTAGCCCCGTTGTCGCCGATGTATGGGAGCGCACACTGAAAGACTCCCGTCAAATTGCTCGAACCATAACACTCCTCGGAGAAACCGTCCGCCGTGACATTGGTTTGATCCGCAGTGACGAGCGTGCTGTCTGCCGTAATCGACAGGCAAACGTCGTAATCTTTCTGGATGAAACCGGGTCGAGGAGAAACGAATCCCTGCCGAAAGCTGGCGTTGACCGCGAAGGCGACCTGATTCTTATCCACCTCAGACGGCATCACACCAGCGTCAATGCCACCCTCAAAGGTGACAGACCCATCCGTGTACCGCCGTGGTGCGCGTTCGCTCATGGCTTAAGCCTGAATCCGTTGGATGGAGAATGAGGAGTTTGCTCCCACTGTTCCGCTATTTGAATACGCAGTTACAACAAGTTCGTAATAATCTCCAGCAATAGCTTGATCTATGTATTGAAGAAAAAAAGGTCCAATTGAAACTGGTGAAATTGTTGCTGCTTCGCTCAAAGGAAGAAGCGTTGTTGATCCGTTTTTTCTAATTGCTGCATTTGCGGAACCTGTTGAACCGGGGGTAAAAATAAACAAAGCGTCTAACCTGTAGTATCCAGAGTAAGGAACAACAAACCTTCCATTTACAGAATTGAATCCAGACGCGGTATCAATTCCAGTATAGTTTGTGCTTGGATAATTTGTACTGCTAAAAATATTTTGATTCACCTGAACTGTAGTGACACTCGGAAGCGTTCCAGAATCAACCCTCCGCGTAAACGTGACGTAACTGAACCCTGCAATCGACGGAGCCGACAGCGTGATGTTTCCCGCGCTGTTCGTGACGACAATTGGAAATGTCCCAATAATTTCTTTCTGGAGATAATTCGATCCGTCGCCGACCGGAATCTTGTTTGCGGGAGCAGTTGATAGGTTCGTTCCACCGTTTGCAACCGGCAACACGCCGCTGATGTCGCCCACTGGAACCGTTGCGACGGTCGATATAAATCCAGATCCGCTCGACCCTTGAGTCTTGAGATAACCGGATGAAAGCGAATCAAGCGCCGTCGCACTTGGAATCGATGCGTCGGGAGTTCGAACAATGTACGTCGCTGCGGACGATGCTCCGCCAGCGGCTCCAGCCGCTCCGGTAGCGCCAATCGCACCTGACAGCGTGATAAGTGAACCAATAGGAATCACCGTCGTAGGAATTGCATTTGGGATTCCAAGAACGCCTGCAAGTGGGTTCTGAAGGGTTACCAGCAAGCCGTCTACCGATGTAACCTGCAAGTAGCCGCATCCCTGAACCGAGACAAAAAACTGTCCAGCCACCGACTCTGGAAGAAACGAAGTGTTCGCAACCGGAACGACAACCGATGCTCCAAAGGTCGGAACTACAAACGACGCGGTCGTATACGAGAACGCATTTTCTCCGTTCGCGCCGTTCGTTCCGTTAGTTCCCGCAGCACCCTGAGGTCCGGGGACGTTCACGACAACCGGAACGGTATCGCAAGGCTGGCAACAGCCGGTTGAAGAAACAAGTTGCGACGGCATATTTTTCCTTTGCCAGACCGTCAAGTCCAGCGAGAACTAATGCAAGGCCAAACTATGCCAGAGCAAGTGTCAGAGCATCCATTGATCGACCACAAGTACGGGATTCGTTCCCCAGTCAAGATTCCAGACCTAGAACTGGAACTCTACGCATTCAGAAATCGGCTCCAACCGAATGAGGGCGGACTGGGTACTTTCGATCATTTTCGTAACGCCACGAAAATGTTATGGCCGAAGATGAGCTGGAACCCGTGGCTCGAAGCACAAGTCGAAGGTCTTTGCGAACACGACTACGTCGGATGGGCAGGTTGCGGTGCGAGCGGAAAGACTTTCGGCGCGACGCTCTTTGCGACTGTTTGGTGGCTGGCAAACCCGTCCAAGACAACCGTTGTTCTTACGTCTACAACGGCAAAGATGATCCGAAAGCGTATGTGGGCCAATCTTCAGGATCTTGTTCGGAAATCACGCGGATTCCCCGGAAACATGGTCGATTCGAAGATGAGTCTTCAAGCTATCAAAGGCGACGACCGACACTCCATTTCGGCTATCGCCGTCGCCGAGGGCAACACATCCAAGGCTGTGGCCAACATTCAGGGCATCCACGCCGAGCGTGTGATGGTTATTATCGACGAAGCTACGGATACGCCTGAAGCAGCGTTCGAAGCGTGTACGAACCTTTCTAAGGGCTGCCGCGAGTTCAAAATGCTGGTCATCGGAAACCCTGCCTCAAAGTTTGATCCGCATGGACGCTTCTGCACACCGGCAAAGGGTTGGCGCAGCGTAACGATTGAAGACCAGCATTGGCTGACAGAACGCGGGATGTGCCGACGCTTTGACGGCATGAAGTCGCCGAACATCAGCGAAGGTCGAACGAAGTATCCGTACCTCATTACTCAGGATCAGGTCTTGTCGGCTATGCGACATGAGGGCGAGCAAAGCCCTACGTTCTGGAAGTACACACGCGGATTCTGGTCGCCGGACGGCATGGTCAAGACGGTCTTGTCCGAATCGCTGATTGAGACGCACACACCTACAAAAAGTTTGGTGTTTACCACCAACGTCCAAATCGTTGCCGGTCTTGATCCGGGCTTTGGCGGAGACAGATGTATCCTTCGTTTTGCCAAGGTTGGCACCGCAAACGACAAGGTCAGCATACTTTTTCAGGACATCATCCACATATCTGTCAACGCTCAGCTAACGGAGCCGGTGCATTACCAGATAGCCAATCGGGTTAAAGAAGAATGCAACAAGCGCGGCGTTGCACCGGACAAATTTGGTCTGGATTCAAGCGGTGAAGGCGGTGGTTTGGCCGACATCTTGACCCGCGAATGGGGTGTAATTCATCGCGTTGAGTTCGGTGGCTCGCCATCAACGATTCCCGTCAGCGACGAGGACAGTAGGCCATGCAACGAGGCTTACGATAGAAAGGTAACGGAACTCTGGTTCTCGATGCGTAAATGGGCCGTTGAGGAGCGTTTAGGAGGCATGGACATCGAGACGTTGCAGGAGTTCTGCGCCCGTATGTTCGATGATTCCAAGCGGAAGATATCGGTCGAATCCAAGACCGTGATGAAGCAACGGACCGGAAAATCGCCTGATTTGGCCGATGCTGCTGTAGTCTTGCTTGATCTAGTCCGCAAAACTGCTGTTTTAGAGCCGCGCTTCACGAAGATGGATAAGGTCTGGGAAAAGCTAGTGAAGGACGCAGATTCAATTTACTACGACGAAACGATTGAAGCATGAGCAAAACCACTGGTTACAAAGTTCTGAATGAACACATGGTCATCCCCGGCGGATGGCATTACCGCATTCCCGAGACTGGGATTGAAGTACCCGGAGGATCATGGGCGCAGCTCCATGAGTTTGTTCGCAATCACTACACGGCGAACGCCATTAAAATTCCGAGCAACCTTGACGATTTAATCACCGAATATGCGTGTCGTAACGGTGCCGATTGCTCTTACAACGAAGTTAATGTTCCCAAGCCAGAAGGACGTAAATCGCTTCAGATCGGAGACGTCATTCGGTTCAGCATGAGTCTTCTCCACGGACTTACGGTTGGCGGCGGTAAGGTGGATCAGGCGGAAGCGAATAGACGCGCAAGCATCTGCTCGACCTGCGTTTACAATCGAAAACCACTCGGATGCACAGGATGCAACGCCCGTGTGCTAAAGGATGCTGTCAAAACTTTCTCTCAACACGGCAGCACTCCGGTAGACGAAAGCCTGCAAAGCTGCGAGTTTTGCGGTTGCTTTATCAGAAGCATGGTTTGGTTTCCCATTGAAACCCTTCATAAATTCTCGGACGCTACAGAGAACGAAAACCTTCCGGCTCACTGCTGGAAAAAACGACCATGTACGGAAACCTAGCCCAACTGCCGCTTGAAACTATCAACGAAGACGGCAAAGCGCCTGAAACGCGCATAGCCGACGCGGCATCCGCTCGCGAAATCTTTCAGAAGCTTATCATGGCTGATGAGCTGCGTAATAGTACGCGAGCCAAGCTGCGCGGTCTGGTCGATGGGAATCCTCCGTACAATCCAGCAGAACTGCGCCGCAACAACCAAGCGTTCCGCACCAACGTCAACTTCCGTGAGTCGGAAGCGTTCCTTACGCTGGCGATGTCCGCCTTCTACGACGTGTTCGCCGAGGTTCCGACCTACACGAACATTCGTACCGCGTACGGTAATGACATGGATAAGCGGGAGGAATGGTCGAAGATCATCACCGAGGAGTTTGACCGGCTCCAGAAGCTCGACAAGGACTTCGACTACATCATGCAGCTCTCGCAGCGTGAGATGGTTCTCATTGGCGATGGTCCGCTGATCTTCGAAGACAATACCAACTGGCGCTGCAAAGCCATCATGGCGACGGACTTGCTCGTCCCAGACGGCACCAAGTCAAACGTGAGCGACTGGAAGGTAGCCTGCGTCCGTACGCGCATGGGCGTGGATGATCTGTTCGAGAAGATCCAAGACGAAAAAGCGGCAAAAGCTTCCGGTTGGGATGTCGATTATGTCCGCGAGCGCATTCGTGCGGCGATGCCCGAGCCGTATCGCTCAGGCGTTCAGTACGACTGGGAGTTCTTCCAGAAGCAGCTTCGCTCGAACGACATCACGTTTTCCGCTCGTTCCGAGGTGGTCTTGATGTGCCACGTTTTCTACAAGGAATTCGATGGTCAAATCAGCCATGTAATCATCGACGAACGCGACAGCGAGAGCTTTATGTATCGCAAGCTTCGCCGGTTCAGCCGGTGGGAGCAGGTCATTCATCCGATGTACTACGACCGTGGCGACGGCGAGCATCACGGCGTTAAGGGCTTGGGCATCAAGATGCTTCAGCCGATGGAGCTAAAGAATCGTCTTCGCTGCTCAATGGTAGATAGCGCGTTTGCGAGGACTCAGATTCTATTCCGACCCCTGAACGCCAATGCACTAAGCAAGACAAGCGTCGTACAGCAAGGACCGTATGCCATTCTTCCGCCAGATTACGAAGTCGTTCAGCAGAATATTGCTGGAGTTCTGGATGCTCCAATGGCGGTCAATGCGGACCTTGAAAATGTTCTTCAAGGCAATCTCTCTCAGTATCGCCAATCGCTCAACAAGCCGCAGGGCAACCCACGGACAGCGACGGAAGTCCAAGCCATCGTCTCGCAGCAGTCCGCCATCGGTAAGACGCAGTTAAGCCGGTATTACACTCAGCTCGATTCCTTCTTTGAGGAACGGTACAACCGCGCTTCGAATCCTAATCTGAACCCGATTACGAAGTCCGATAAGGACGCCATCGAGTTCCAGCGTCGATGCAAAGAGCGCGGCGTTCCTGTGCAGGCAATGATCGACATCGACTACGTTGAGGCGACTAGGACTGTGGGCCAAGGTTCACAGTTCGCTAAGCAACAGCTCCTCGGTTCGCTTCTCCAGTTGTCCGGTTCGCTTCCAGAGGGCGGCAAAATTAACCTGCTCAAGGACTACATTGCCGCACAGGTTGGCCAACAGATGGTGGATCGTTATCTGCCCTCTCAGCTCCAGTCGTCCCGTACGCAGGATCAAGCCGCTCTGGCCGTTCTCGAACACGCCTCACTACGTCAGGGCAATATGCCGCTCGTCACCGATACGCAGAATCAGATCATCCACATCGAGACGCATCTTGGCGCGGCGAACGAGGCAGCGTCATCGCTTCAAGGTGGCGGTAACCCAGAGGAAATCATGCTCTTCATGCAGGGTATTGGTCAGCATGTTCAGCAGCACATCCAGAGGCTCGCAACCGATCCGTCGCGCAAGCAGCAGGTTGATGCGTACGTCCAGCAGCTCGGAATGCTCGGGCAGACCGTTGAGCAGCTTGGTCAGATGCTCCAAGAGCAGCAGCAAGCGATGGCTCAGCAGCAGCAAGCTCAAGCGATTCAGCAAGGCTCTGATCCTCGTACCGCCGTGATGAACGCGGAGGTTCAAGCGAAAATCGCTCGCCAGAACGCCGAGACTATGGCCAATATTCAGCGTCAGAACACGAAGGCGATGGCAGATTTGTCACGCCGGAATGCGAAGACAACCGCTGATATTCAGCGTGCGAATGCAACTGCGGAATCCAATTTGTCGCGTCAGGGATGAAAAATATTCACTTCGTACACGGTCTTCACGATGACGGTTTCAATATCTGTGAACGTGTAGCAATCGCTTCAGCTTGGATGAACAATCCCGACTGGAGCGTTTTTCTTTGGTGTCCCGAAGAACCAACCGGCGAGCAGTGGGAGAAGTTGAAGGCGAAGGTTCCGGTTCGCGTGATGCCGATCCAAAATCCAAAGACATGGAATGGAAACCATGTTCCAAAGCATCAGCATCGTGCCGATCTGATTCGCCACACGGTTCTGTACGCGATGGGTGGTGTTTACGCTGACACCGACACCATCACAGTTGCTCCATTTCAAGAAGATTGGTTGAGCCACGACACGGTAATTGGACGCGAATTCTGCGGAGATGACCCTTCAATCGGGCTTTGCAACGCAGTCATGTTTTCGCAGATGCATAGCCGGTTCCAATGGAAGTGGCTTCAGGAATGGCAGAAATTTGACGGAACTGGATGGACTGAATTTTCAGTTCAAGCACCGATGAAAATACACGGCGAAAATCCCGGCCTAGCCAAATCTGTTGACTTTGAAATGCTTGGATTTATGCACTGCGGTTCCGAGAAGTATTGGGAAGGAATCCATTCGCTCGACGGATGCGTCATTGCCCATCTATGGCGCACTTATCACGACGAGAAAATGCGCGCACTCACTGAAGAACAGATTCTAAAACGCGAAAACACCTACTGCCTTCATGCTTCAAAATATCTTTGATCGAATCTATCTGACTGACGAATGGAACGGTGGATCTGGACCGGGTTCGCATCCGTCGAATACCTCGAAATACGTCAAGTTTCTCAATTCTTTCATTAGAGAAAACTCGATTAAATCGATTCTGGATATTGGCTGCGGAGATTGGCAGTTGATGTCGATGATTGACCTCTCTGGAGTTCGCTACAAAGGCATCGATGTCAGTCCGGTTGCTACTGCGTTTGCGAAATCAAAGGCTCCATCTGGATTTGACATCAGCACGCAAAAGATTGAGGACATAACCGAGTCATTCGACTTGGTTCACATCAAAGACGTTCTCCAGCATCTTGAATTTTCAGAGTGCCGCAGAATTCTGGAAATTATTTCTTCTCGCCACAGGTCCGCGCTTGTCGTCAATGAGCATCCAGCGGCGTCGAATGACATAAAAAACGGAGGATACAGACCTCTTAGCATTGTCGCTGAACCTATTTGCTGTCCGCGTTCCACGGTAATAAAAGTCTTTACTGGCCCAATGTTCAAAAAATCAGTCACCTACATTCACCCAAAATGAACGATCAATACGACTTGTTGAAGCAGTTTATCTCCGATCAATTTCCAAAAATGGGCGGCTGGTGCGACGCCGAAAAAGGATATCAGATTGGAAAGCTTGTTCTTGATTCGAAGCCTCAGAAAATTGCTGAAGTAGGCGTTTTCGAGGGCAAATCCACTCTCGCGCTTGCCAAGGCTTGCAAGATGAATGGAAGCGGAACCGTTTACGCTATCGATTCTTGGAAGAAAGAAGACTGCATCGACGACGAGAACACTAGCAATCAAGAGTGGTGGTCAACTCTCGATCTGGACGGTCATTACGAGGCTTTCGTAGGTCATACTGTCCGTGCGCAGGTCGTTAAGAATATTCAGTTCTGCCGCATGTCTTCATGGGACGCGTCGCGTTTTCTGCCGGACATGGACATGGTTCACATCGATGCCAACCACGCTGAATGGCCGTCTACGAGCGATGTCGTCAACTGGCTTCCGAAGCTGAAGGTTGGAGGTTACCTCGTGATGGACGACGTAAACTGGGAATCTACGCAGACCGCGATTCGTTTTGCCGAAAAATACTGCACGTTGATTCAACGGTATGACCTCAAGGAAAGCGTGTTTTCAATCTATAAGAAGACTAAAAAATGATTCCAATTGTCATCACTCAGCGCGGATCTAAGCGGATTAATTTTGTCACCGAGAGCCTCAAAAAAGCCGGAATCGAACAGTTCAGGTTTTTCTATGGTCTAAACGGCGCAAAGTCTGGGCTTGTCGCAACCATCAAGTATGGAGAAGACAACCCTCAGAACCCAGAATCAATTGGCCCGAAGCATGTCGGATGCACGATGTCGCACATCATGCTCTGGTCTGCTCTTGAGATGGACGAGACTGATGCGGATTACTGGATGATTTTTGAGGACGACATCGTTCTAAGGGATGGATGGCGTGAAAAAGTTGAGCAGGCGTTGAAAGAAGTTCCAAGTGATTGGGACATGATCTTTCCCGGATCATGCTGCTCTCAAGGTCGTGTTGAAGAAAAAGTTGGCCAGTTCCTGTATCGATGTCACCCGCTTTGCAATCACTTCTACATTGTCCGAAGAAAAGCGTTGAAACCGCTTCTCGAAACAAACACGGAGATTTACGCTCCGATTGATCTACAAATTTACTTCAAAACACGGCATCTTTTGAACTCTTACTCCATCCTTCCAAGGGTGGCCGACCAGTTCGAAACCGAGATTCCAGATTGATTTGAGCATTAAAATGAAAGACATAATCCGAAGCCTGTCCCTCAAGGCACTCAAACGATTTGCAAGCGGAGGCGATAGCCCTGCCGATCTTATGGCAGAAATCGAAGAGCTTCGTAAAACGCTTGAGGTTCGAACCAAGGAACATGAGGAACACCTGACCGAGGTTCGCGAGGAGCGCGATCATTGGCTTTCCCTTTACGATGAAGTCAAATTCGCTGCCGAGTTTCTAATGAGCTACGCAAAAAATGACGTCCCCAAGTTGAGTGAACAAACCGATTGGGAGACTGGAAAAATCGTCCTGCCTCAGGATGTTGGGACATACTACTTCAATCCGGCAATCATGCTCGAACCGGATGGTCGAATCATGCTTTTCACCCGTCGCTGCCGCAACAAGCGCCAAAATGACGAGGATCTGTACATTGAGAAAAACGACATCGTGGCTTTTGAGTTGGGTCAGGATCTTCGTGCCACAAAGAAGTCGATACTTCAATTAACCACTCATTATCCTCTCGAACAATTTGAAGACCCTCGCGTCGTCAAGTTCGGCGAGAAATACGGTCTTTCGTGCTGCACATTTATCCCGTTCAAGAGCTACGCGCACCAAGGAATGTTCCTTCTGGACAAGCATTTCCTGAACGTAGGCCGTTTCGACATGATCTACGGCAACAACTACGCGCAGGCCATGATCAACGATGGGCATGAGAAGAACTGGCTCTACTTCGTCCACGATAATGCGCCACACATGGTGTATTCGGCCAACCCACACGTCGTTGTACGCCTTAATGGGCGTTTAGAGAAGGAGGAGGAATACGTCACCGACGAGTTCAATCCGCTCTGGAAGTTTGGCGAGGTGCGCGGAGGCTCTAATCCGATCCTGTGCAACGGCCTGTACTGGACTTTCTTCCACAGTTCGCTGCCGTGGATCAACAAGAAGCGCCGTTACTACATGGGTGCCTACGCTTTCGAAGCGAAGCCCCCTTTCCGCATCGTTCGAATGACGACGTTGCCGCTTCTGACTGGAACGAATCAGCAGGATTGGTGGCCGGGATTGCCTGCGGTCGTCTTCCCGTGCGGCGCATTCTTCGATACCGCAAAGAATAAGTTCGTCGTCTCGTACGGAATCAACGACATAGACTGTGGCTACATCAAGATTCCGTTGGCCGACTTGCTTGAGGTGACGAAGGTGATTCGACCCAAGCGTGACGTCGTCAACAAAGAGAACCCAATCAAACTCGACGAAGTTCTCGATCCAATTCCGCAGAGACATAAACTAAAACGAAACAAGAAA